AAAAATATAGCAAATCCTATAATGAGGATGCTGGCAGACATTTTATTGATGCCATAACCGCCCAAAGTGTTGCAGTTAGAGGCAAGCAAGGCCGGTTGGTAATCAGAGCCGGAGAGAAAAATCAAAAGCGTGCAAGGGCTGCAATCTTGGTTTCTATAACTAAGGCCACACGAATAGCCCACGAAAAGATGCCAAAGGCGGTGGCATAATGGCGGCCGAGCCAGCAATTAAATACAGCATCATAACTGCCTACTCAAACAAAGGTGTTGCAGCTGCTGAAAAAGGATTGGCAAAACTTAGCAAATCATTTAAGAAAACAAGCCTTGCCAGAAAATTAACCTTTGCAGCAATGGGTGCTAGTTTTGTAGCCCTTGCCAAGTCCTCAGCGCAGGCAGCAATTGCAGATGAAAAAAGCATCAAGGTGCTGTCATTTACTTTGGATAATTTAGGGCGATCATTTCAACAAGTGCCAATTGAAAACTTTATAGACAAATTAAGCAGAGCAACAGGCATTGCGGACCAAGAAATTAGGCCGGCGTTTGGTCAAATAATTACCGTCACAAATGATTTAGCCAAATCTTATGAGGCGTTGGCTCTTGCAACTGATATTGCAGCAGTAACCGGCGATGATTTTACAGCAATCACAGATGCGTTAAGCAAAGGTTTTGCTGGCCAAACAATGGCACTTAAAAAATTAATTCCTGGGCTTGATCAGGCCGCACTCAAGGCCGGTGATATGGCTACATTGATGGACCAATTAAACAAAACATTTGGCGGTGCAGCAAAAAACAATATAACAACTTATGCAGGCCAGTTGGCAATCTTAAAAATATCAGCAGGCAAAGCATTGGAAAATATAGGCAAAGGTTTGATCAGTTTCTTAAAAGGATTTACTAAGACTAATTCTATTACTGATTTGGGTTTAGCACTTGAGGATTTAGGCATTAAAATAGGCGATATATTTAGAGGCTTGCCGGTTTACATTAAAACTTTCTTTGCATCTACAGATAAAGCATTTCAAGATAGTTGGTTTGGGCGAAATGTCTTATTGCCTTTAATTAATGCACTTGGCAAAGGGCTTTCCGATGCAGCCACAGCAGCCTCAGCAGCAGGTAAAAGAATTAGAGAGTTAGAAGTTGCCGGTGGTTGGGGCAGGCTATTTGATACAACAGTGATCAAAAAGTTTAATAAGGCAACAAACAAAACCACTGAGGATATGAAAAAAGCGGCAGCAACAACCAAGTTGCAAGGTATGTTTGACATTGATGCCATACAAATAGCAGCTGCACTTAAAGGCAAAATTAGCGACCTAGACCGCGCAAGCCTTTTGGCAATGCGTGCCCTTAAGACCGAGGATACCAACGACGATATAACAGCCTTAAAAAATCTAGAACAGGCCAAGATCAGCGCAGATGCAGCAGACCGCGCACGCAAGATTTCAGCGTTGCAAGACACAATAAACCTTAACAAATTAGCCCTTGCAGATGTTGAAAGCACTTTGGCCAAGATAACCAAACTGCCGGTGCCAATTGTTACTTATGCCGGTGGATTATTTGCAGGTACTTCACTTGCACCAGGTGGCACAAATGCTGGAACGCAAGCACCAATCGCGCCATCAATGCCAGTGATGCCAAGCACAAACGCAGGCGGGGCCACTTCACCTGATTTAAGTGGTTACAGCGCAACAGAATTAAAACAAGGTTTATTGGGGCCAACCACCGTGAATATGACCTTTAACGCTGGGGTTATATCCGAGGAAGCGAAGTTGGCAAGAATTATGCAAGCAGCCTTGCAAGAGGCCAACCGCAATGGGTGGAGCACCACAGGTTTGGCAGCCGGATGAGCCTGCCCGCCATTGCGGTAATTCTTAACTTCTCAAGTGGCCCGTCATTTGGTCAGGCAATGATTATTGGATCTGGTGTACTTGGCATAAATGTCTTGGCCGATTCTGCAACCATCACAGCCGATGTTTCAGACACAGTGCAGGCCGTAAATATCAGCCGAGGCCGTAACGCACTCAGCGATGTATTTCAGACCGGTACTTGCAGTGTTGTGATTGCAGATCAAGAAGGTGCATTTAACCCCGAAAACACGGCCAGCCCTTATTACGGCTTAATACAACCATTGCGCAAAATCACCATCACTGCCACAGATCCAGCCACTGGGATTGTTTGGGCAATGTTTGCGGGTTACACCACCGGATTTAATTACCAGCAAAGCCGAGATGTTGGGGTTGTAAGCACAACCACAATCACAGCCGTGGATGGATTTAGACTTGCCAACCTTGCCACGCTTACAACCGTTGCAGGATCCTCAGCCGGTGATCTATCTGGTGCCCGTATCGGGCAAATACTAGATGCCATTTCTTGGCCAGCCTCAATGCGCGATATTGATGCAGGGCAAACCACGGTGCAAGCAAACCCCACAACTAGCGCAACAGCCCTTGCAAAATTACAACAATGCACGGATTCAGAATATGGCAGCATTTACATTGATGCCTCGGGCAATATGGTTTTTCAGGATCGAGCCTTTACGGCATCCAGTATTGGTGCCACCCCAACAGTGTTTGCGGATGATGGCACGGCAATCCCCTATTCACAGGTTAAGTTCTTGTTTAATGATGATTTGGTTTACAACTCTGGAAGCGTTACGCGGATTGGTGGCACGGCCCAAACCGCTGAAAATGCTGCATCTATCGCCCTTTACTTCAAACACTCTTACAATCGTACTGATTTAATTATGCAAACCGATGCAGTGGCCTTGGATTATGTCAGGGCTTATATTGCATCTAGGCAAGCAACCGCGGTGCGTACCGATATGTTAAGCATTGACCTAAACACGACAAGCACGGCCGGTGTTACAGCTGCGTTGGAGTTAGATTACTTTGACCCAATCACGGTAAAGAGCACCCAACCCGCTGCAATCGGAACCAGCACCCTTGACAAAACCTTGCAGATTTTTGGGGTATCTCACGCGGTTACGCCAAACACTTGGGTTACAACCTTTACAACCCTTGAACCCATTATTGACGCATTTATTATTGGGTCAAGTCAATACGGGATTTTAGGCACTTCGGTACTATCATACTAACCACAAAGGAGCAATAGATGGCAACAGGATTTCCAGCAGCTACGGGTGATGTGCTCAGTGCTGCAATGTTTAATGGGCTAGTAGCCTTTACAGTTACCACAGAGGCCGGTGCAACTTACACAGTTGATAATGACGACCTTTATCAAGTAATGATTCAAACAAGCAATGCTGGTACTAAAACCGTAACTATCGCACCTGATAGCACTTTAACTGCTGCAGCAGTAGGCAGCGCAATTACTTTTATTAACACTGGTGCAGGGCTTCTAACTTTTGCAGCTGGTAGCGGTGTAACTATTACTTCAGCCGGTGCAGTGTCAGCCGCCCCTACTTTGGCTACGCATAAGGTAGCCCAATGCGTGCGAGTAGCTGCTAACACTTGGCGTATTTATGGGGCAATAGCATAATGATTGGCGCAATATCGGCTGCGGTTTCAAGTGTTTTTGTATCTGCACCCCCTACGACCGTTGAGTTTTTGGTAATCGCAGGCGGTGGAGGTGGCGGTTCAGGGCAAACTTTTGGTTATGGCGCGGGCGGTGGCGGAGCCGGTGGTATGCGTTGCACAACAACAGCAACCGGCGGTGGGGGTTCGGTTGAAAGTGAATTAGCCGTAACCGGTGGGGTTGCTTATTCAATAACCATTGGTGCTGGTGGTGCTGGTGGCACTGGTGCAGCGGGAACAGTTGGCCAAAATTCTAGTTTTAGCACTATTACAAGCGCGGGCGGAGGTCAAGGCGCGGGATTAACTGGAACAGTTGCAGGTGGAGCCGGTGGTTCAGGTGGCGGCTCGTACTACACTCAAAATGGTGGCGCAGCGAGTCCTTCGGGTCAAGGTTTTGCAGGTGGCAAGGAAACCGTTGCCAATGCTAACGCGGGCGGCGGTGGTGGCGGTGCTGGTGCAGTTGGCGTTAATGCGGCTGCTTCACAAGTAGCCGGTGCTGGTGGAGCAGGGGTTGCCACATCAATTAATGGCACGAGCACAAGTTTTGCCGGCGGTGGTGGCGGAGGCGCACCAGCCACAGGCGGAGCCGGTGGAACCGGTGGCGGCGGAGCAGGTGGCGGAAACGCAGCAGGAACAAATGGAACAGTAAATACCGGCGGTGGAGGTGGCGGCGGTGCTACTTCAGGCGGAGGGTATCTTTCAGGTGGAACCGGTGGTTCGGGCATCGTTGTTATTGCTTACCCTGATTCTTTTAGAGCTGCAACACTTTCAGGTTTAACTTATACAACACCAACGAGATCAGGTTATCGCGTGTATCAAATCACAGCTTCATCTAGCGGAACGATAACCTTCTAATGGCTCATCACGCAAAGATTGAAAACGGAATTGTTACTCAAGTGATTGTCACTTGCGATGATGATGAGGATGTTTTTGCAGATCGTATGATGGCCGAAACCGGCGAACAATGGGTGCGAACAAGTTACAACGGGCGCATTAGATACAACTTCGCAGGCGCGGGCTATGTTTACGACTCAATCAGAGATGCGTTCATTGCCCCAAAGCCTGATTGTGAACACGCTGAACTGGTTTTAACGCCTGAAACTTTACGATGGAATTGCGACAATGACGAACACAAACTTGAAATCAGATAACGGTTGGCCAGCAAGTAAAGATCCTGCTGAGATTGGCATCAAGTCTTATTTGATCAAGGGCACTGACATAAAGATTAGATGTGCAAAAAAGGCAGGCCCATTGTTGGCGGCATTTGCAGCTGAGTTCAATGAGAAAATTGAGCCGATAGACAAAGGCGCATTAGATGATTGGGGTTATTGCTTTAGGATGGTGCGAGGTCGTGAGGATCGGCTAAGCAATCACAGTAGTGGCACGGCTATTGACCTCAACGCATCTAAGCATCCACTGGGCGCAGAAAACACATTTGCCGAGGGCAAGCCTGCAATAATTATTGAATTGTGCGCCAAGTACGGCTTGAAGTGGGGCGGCACTTATCGCAACCGCAAAGATGAAATGCATTTTGAAGTTTGCCTGACCCCTAAACAGGCAACAGAGCGCATCACTGCGCTTGGATTGGAGCAGTAAATGGCAGCACAAATTAAAGCAGCTTGCGGGACTTATATCCGCGCTTTGCTAACCATCCTATTGACCTTGATGGCCACAATAGGAAAATCACCAATTGAGTTTTCTGGTGAGGATTGGAAAATGGTAGCCAATGGACTTTGGGCATCTCTTTTGCCGGTCATTATGCGTGCCTTGAGCACAAACGATGACAAATACGGTAGAGCACCAAAAGAGTAAAGCCCGACACGCGGGGCAGGTGTTGCGCAATGTCTGCCCCTAGTGTCACACTAAATACACGGACTAGGAAAGGACTAGAAAAATGGCAGCAAACACCGCATTTGCAGTAATGGTGGCAATGTACATAGCAATTTGTTTTGGATGCGTACTTCTTGGATACGCAATAGGCCACCGAGATGGCAAGCACATAGGTTACAAGCGAGGCCGTGCGATCGGCTACACCAAGGCCAAGCAAGATTGGAACCTATCTAATGGCATTTAACTTAGATGATTACCAACCAGTTGATGAGCGCATTGCCCTATTTTGGGTGAAATATCCTGAAGGTCGGATTGATACCGATTTGGTGTTCAACGATGGCAAATGCTTTATTATCAAAGCCACTGCATACCGTAATGATGGCACGATTATTGCCACAGATTACGCCCAAGAGATTATTGCAACTCACGGTGTGAACGCCAATTTTGCCTTAGAAAACGGATGCACTAGCGCGATCGGCCGAGTGTTGGCCACTGCTGGTTTCCAAGCCAAGATTGGCAAACGCCCAAGCCGTGAGGAAATGGCGAAGGTTCAAAGAGTTGCAGCTGGTGATCCCGTGCCACAGGATGATCTTTGGAACAAACCAGCAGATCCAGATTTGGCAACTGCAATGCAGGTGCTTAGCAGTATCGCTACACCTTTGGAGCGTGAGCCTAATGTTCGTGCGCATCCTTGCAAGCACGGCACTAGAGCCCATAAGAGTGGAACCAGTGCAGCAGGCAAGAAATGGGAAGGCTATTTCTGCGAAACAACACCTAAGAGCCAACAATGTGCCCCAGTTGGTATGGATGGAAAGGAATGGGTTAAGCGTGGCTAGAAAACTAATAGCAAAATGTAAATGCAAAGAAAAATCATTTTCTATGGAAGTTTTAGATGATGAGCAATTAAGTTCAAATGAGTTGTTTAAGATGTTTTACAGAAAATCAATGCAACCAGTTTTCCATTTTAAATGGGATTGTTGTGGATTGAAGGTGATTGTAAATGGGCGACTTGGAAGTGTACTTTCCTGATAAAACAGCCCTCCACTTTACGAGCAATGGCGTAAGTGATCACGATTCTGAAGTTTGCGATGGGTGCAACACTAGGCAATTTACAACCGGTGGCATTATTAGTGATCAGATATTTGTTTGTGCCAAGTGCCGAGCGATAGATCGCAATGAATGAATTGCAACTATTTACTTACCTAAAAAGCCGGTACATCCCTGATCTATTGATGAACCCTGATCCGGTTGCACGCTTTGATTGTGAGAGTGAGCAGCTAGGGGTTTACATAGAACTCAAAAGCCGTCAAACTCATTATGATGAACTGATGATTGAGCGCGACAAATACCACGCAGTAACGCAAAAGGCTTGGAACAATGGCAAGACCGCGCTCTACATTTGCTCAACACCAAAGGGCATCTGGTCATTTAATCTAAACAAACTCACAATGCCAGCGTGGTATTACTTTGATGGATTGCCTGCAACTACCGAGTTTGCAAACACTGACACAGTTACAAAGGTGGTTGGATTCTTACACATCAGGCGAGGCAAAAGGATCGGTGCCTATGGAGCAAACAATGCTTGATGGCATCCGGTATTTTAAGTGCCGAGGCGTTTGCCAAGGCCCTGCACCATTTAGCACATACACCTGCTACGACCTGCCAGAAGGCCTCTCAATGATCCAATGCCTTGATTGCCTATTTGTCACAGTGGCAATGGATGAACAGGCCTTAAAACGCAAGCCACGCATTTTAGAAGGGGAGTTTAAGTAATGGATCAAACAATCAGCCGATGCACTGGATGTGGGCAGTGGTTAGAAGCGACACACCGAGATTGCCCAACTTGCCTATTGTGGCTAAGTCGTAGGGTGTAACATCTTGCATCCAACTCAACTGCGTGAGGATAAACAGCAGGGCGCACTGATTGTGCGTTGTAGCCCGTCAGAGGGGCAACCTCTGGCCTGCCCTAATCAACGGCCATTCCTCCAATGGGGGGGATATGGGGGGGCATTAAGGTTGTTGTTATGCCTTGGGCTTTGTCTTGCAGCTGGACTACCAGCAAACGCAAAGCAACAAGATCAACAGACTTGGGAAGTGCACCTACTCAAGATTACTAAAGACTACAAAGAATACAAATGCGTAAAGAGATTGATATTCAAAGAATCCTCTAACAATCCTAAAGCGGTGAATGGTTCCCACTACGGACTTCCACAAGGTCGCACACGGTACTTGGCCACAGCCTCACCAACGGCGCAGATAACTTGGATGATGAATTACATAAGAGCACGATACGATGATGGGTGCAGTGCACTACGGCACAGCAATCAAAAGGGCTGGTACTAATGGGACTATCACTTCAATCAACAAAGTGGAAACGGGTTAGGTTAGAGATACTTCAAAGGGATCAGTACACCTGCTATATGTGTGGCGGTGAAGCCAACGAGGTAGATCACATACTCCCGAGATCACGGAATGGATCAGATGAGCCTGAGAACTTGGCAGCTGCGTGCCGTCGTTGCAATAATGCAAAGAGTGGGAAGGTTGCTAAACCGGTTTTTTTGAGTGTGCCTGCTACCCCCCCTGATCTTATTTCCTTCCAATTACCCGAAAACCCCGCAAAACCGGCTAATGACTACGAAAGCCAACAAAACGGACATATAAACCAACCAGAACTAACCGAGCCTAAAGCAAACAAATTGGGGGCTGGCATTGTAGGAAGCCCAACACCGCGGATATTTAGCAGCCCAGTTAAAGGCGCAACCAGTAGAGCACCTGAAGTAATTGCATTTGCAGAATCTATTGGGATGACCTTGATGCCGTGGCAGATCAATGCCCTTGGGGATATGTTGTTGGTGAAGGATGGCAATTGGGTAGGCAAAACAATCGGGTTGTGCGTAAGTCGGCAGAATGGCAAAACCGAGTTGGCAAAACTCCGAATCCTTGCAGGCATCTATCTCTTTGGTGAGAAGCACATTGCAATGATGAGTTCCAATAGAAATATGGCAGTGACTACATTTAGGCAGATTCATTACCTGATCCAAGAAACCCCAGAGTTATTTGTGAAGTGGGAGAAAACCTACGCGACTAATGGCAACGAGCGGATCCGGTTTAAGAATGGTGCAGAGATCATTGTTGTTGCAGCTACTAATGAGGGTGCCCGTGGATTGTCGGTTGATTTCTTTTTCATTGATGAGTTGCGAGATATTAAACCTGAAGCGTGGGATGCCGCGTTATACACCACTCAAGCCAAACCAGCCTCACAAATCCTTGCAGTGAGTAACGCAGGCGATAAGGGAAGCACGGTGCTCAACCAATTGCGAGAAAAAGGGATTGAGGACAAAACCCCATCATTGCGCTGGTTGGAGTGGAGTGCTCACCCATCGCTTAAGATCACCGACCGCAAAGCGTGGGCGCAGGCTAATCCTGCACTTGGCCACACCATTACTGCTGAGATCCTTGAGCACCGAATTAGAACCGGTGATCCAAACCAAGTGCGTACTGAGATGCTTACTCAATGGGTGGACAATCTGGCAAGCCCGTGGCCAATTGGTGCTTGGGAATCGTGCAAGGTTGAAAATATGGTGTTTGAGGCTGGTGCATCTACATTCTTTGCAATGGATATATCCCCAAGCCGTCGGCACGCCGCATTGGTGGCAGGTCAGATGGTTGGCGATAAGGTCAAACTGAAATGCTTACAAACTTGGAAGGCTGAAGCCTCAATTGATGATTTAAGAATGGCCAGTGAGATCAATGAGCACATTAAGCGATTTAGGCCAAAGATGTTGTTATTTGATCGCTACACGACAGCAGGGGTTGCAGCTAGGTTGGCACATACCGGCGTGCCGGTTATGGAAATCTCAGGGCAACTTTTTGCAAGTGCGTGTGATGAAATGCTTGCAGCAATGAGCCACAATCGGATTGAACACGGGGATGAGTACGAACTAAGCGAATCGGTTAATTCTTGCGCAATGCGCACCACAGATTCCGGTTGGCGAATTGTGCGCCGAAAATCAGCCGGAGAAGTCGCAGCTGCTATTGCCAGCGCAATGGTTATCTGGTATGCAAACAAACCGCAGGCAGTTGCCGCCATTTATGTCAATTAGACACGCCGAGAGCATTAAAGGTTATTTTGTCCCGATTTGTCGTACACTGATGCTATGGGGTTAATGTCTGCACTGCGCTTGGTTGAGAGCGCAATCCCCGAAAGTAAACCAACTATTCAAGCACAATACGCCCCACCAGTTATGGATGGCGTTGCTGCTTATTCATTTATCAATCCAGCCGTATATGTAACACGCACTGAAGCACTTGCCGTTCCAAGTGTTTCACGCTGCCATTCACTCATCACTGGAGTTATTGGCAGCTTACCTTTGAACCTCTATAAAAAAAGCACAGGGCAAGAATTAGAGGAACCACTTTGGTTGCAACAACCAGATTACCGGCAACCGCGTGCAGTAACTATGGCGGCTACAGTTTCTGATTTATTTATGCACGGTGTTGCGTATTGGGAAGTTACACAAACTTTTGCAGATAGCGGAAGGCCATCTGGTTTTGCGTGGGTTTCATTTGATCGCATAACAGAAAAATTAAATGCAAACAACACATTGGTTATTGGTTACACAGTTGATGGCTCAGGATTGCGACCACAAAACGGCTTGGGAAGTATTGTTACATTTCAAGCACTCGACTCTTTGGGGATATTGGGCCGAGGTGGTCGCACTATCAAAGCCGCGTTGGATTTAGAAAAGGCAAGCGCAATTGCAGCTGCTACGCCAATGCCTTCAGGTTATATCCAAAATAGCGGTGCAGATTTGCCAGAGGAACAGATTACTGGACTTCTTGGCGCGTGGAAGTTGGCAAGACAACAGAGGAGCACGGCTTACCTTTCAAGCACTCTTAGATTTGAGCCAACTAACTTCTCCCCTAAAGATATGATGTACAACGAAGCAAAACAAGCATTGGCAACTGAAATAAGCAGATTATGCAATGTGCCTGCTTGGTATTTGTCTGCTGATCTAAATAACTCAATGACTTATTCAAATGTTGTTGATGAGCGCAGACAATTTGTTGATTACACATTGCGCCCATTTATCTCAGCAATTGAACAACGCTTATCAATGGATGATCTCACTGCCCGTGGCAATGAAGTGCGCTTTGAGTTGGATGAAACCTTCTTACGATCTGATGCACTTACACGCTTGGCAGTAATTGAAAAAATGTTGCAACTTAATTTGATCACACTAGATCAAGCAAAAGCAATGGAAGATCTAACCCCGAATGGAGCAGGCAGTGGAACAACCCTTACACCTGACATTTAACACAACAGTTGAAGCAGCAGATGCAGACCGCAGAATTATTGCGGGCAAGATCGTACCCTTTGGCGAAATCGGGCACACCAGTGCTGGCCAAGTCGTATTTGAAAAAGGATCTATCAGTTACAACACCGGTGGCAAAATTAAACTTTTACTAGAGCACAATGCAAAAGATCCAATTGGAATAATGCAAAGTGCAAGTGAGGATGCCTCTGGCATTTACGCATCTTTCAAAGTAGCACCAACAACCAAAGGCAATGATGCACTTATTGAGGCATCAGAACTGCGCGATGGTTTAAGTGTTGGCGTTATTGTTGATGCAGCAGAACCACGCAATGGCATTCTTTATGTTACAAAGGCAAGCCTGCGTGAAGTGAGTTTGGTACAGGCAGCGGCATTTGCTAGTGCAGCGGTTCAATCAGTTGCAGCTAGTGAAGCCACACCTGAACCAGTAGAGGAAACAACCCAACCAACCGAAAGTGAGGCCAGCGTGGACAACGCTACCCCAGCACCCGAGGTAGAAGCCGCCAAGTCGGTAGAAGCCTCACAACCATCACACACTCCAGTGGCACACACTGAAGTGCGTTCACCAATCAAGACAAAATCCCAATACTTGCAACACTCAATCTACGCAAAACTTGGCAATGATGATTCAGTGCAATATGTTCGCGCTGCTGATGCCTTTGCAAAAAAGGCAATGACATTTGCTGATGATTCATTTACAACCAACCCAGCATTTAGCCCAGTAAATTATGTGCCAACAGTTATTGATACATCAATTGGTGCACGCCCAACCATTGATGCACTTGGTGGAGCACGCACATTGCCTGCAAGTGGAATGACAATTTCACATCCAAAAATCACAACAAGCGGCACGGTTGCACTAACTGCTGAAGGTGCTGCACCATCAGAAACCGGCATTGTTTCCAGTTATGTTGACGCAGTTGTCAAAAAATATGCGGGATTACAGCGCTACAGCCAAGAGCTCCTTCTGAGAGCCGACCCATCATTCTTTGATGCAATGTTGGAAAATATGACCCGTGCTTACAACGGTGCAACTGATGCAGCAGTTATTGCAGAAATTGTTTCCGGTGGAACTCAAGCAACAGCACAAGCAGCAACCATTGCAGGCTTACAGGCTTATGTTGCACAGGCTGCACCAGCAGTTTATGCAGGCACCGGCGAAGTTGCTTCTGCATTTATTGCAGGCACTTCCGTTTGGTCATTGCTTATCGGTTCATTGGATACAACCGGTCGCAGCATTTTTAATGCAGCTGCTCCGATGAATGCCAACGGACAAGCTGCACCACGCTCATTGCGTGGCGATATGATGGGATTAGACCTTTGGGTGGACAGCAAGATGGTTTCAACAACCATTGATGATTGCGCATTTATTGTTACACCATCAGCAATTGCAATTTACGAATCCCCAGTGCTTCAACTTTCAACCAATGTTCCATCATCAGGTGAAATTGAAACTGAACTCTTTGGATTTATGGCAGTTAAAACACTCACAGGTGCAGGTTTACAGCGTTACAACCTAACCTGATCTAAACCCTAGACCGGCCGCCCCTTGCCCCTAGTCCGGCAGGGGGTTGGCCTCTAAACTGAAAGGAGATACCAATGGCCGCAACTTATGTAACGATGGCTGAACTTCGCACAAATCTTGGCATTGGTACGCTCTATACAGATGCAACAGTTGAGGAAGTAGCACAAAGCGCCGAGGACATTGTTAAAAGTTATCTTTGGTTTGATGATTATTATGCAACAGCGCAAGAACTTAACAGCGGAGTTTGCACACTTTATTTTGACAATCCCCTTGGACTTTACAAAGGCCAAACCGTAGTTGTTACAAATGCTGGTTCAAAATATACCGGTAGCAAAACAATTGCTTCATTGCCAAATGATTATTCAATAACCTACACAGCCAACGGGCAATCTACCGATGAGCCAAGGCACGCAATCCGGCCACCGGCCACAGTAAGCGCAACAACTCACATTGATTATGCAACAACCCCAGCAGTGCGCGAAGCCTCAATGATGATTGCAGTGGACATTTGGCAGGCACGCCAAGCCCCAAGCGGTCAAGGCGCAAGCGTGGATGGATTTGCACCTTCACCATTTAAGATGGGCAACACCCTGATTGCGCGTGTGCGTGGCCTTCTTGCCCCGTATATGTCACCAAATGCAATGGTGGGGTAATGCCAACAGCAATCACAACCCTGCGCACAACACTTGCAACCACTTTGGCCAATGCTGGTGTTTGGAGCACTTTTGCCTTTCCACCTAGCGCACCAATTGCCAACTCAGTGGTGGTTATGCCGGATGATCCTTACTTGGTTCCAAACAACCAGACCAGATCCAGCATTCAGCCATTTGCAAGATTTAAAATTATGATAATTGTGCCTGCCCTAGACAATCAGGGCAATTTAAATAGCATTGAAACTTTTGCCGTGGCCGTGTACACAAAACTTGCAGCAGCTGCATACACACTTAACATTTCAGGATTCAGCGCACCTTCAACCCTAGCCCTAGCAACGGGCGATCTTTTGACAATGGATTGCTCAATCGAAGTATTAACGGATTGGAGTTAGGAATGAATTACAAAGTTTTAGCAGGCACAGTGGGTGGCAAACTAGCCGGTTCAATCATTACTGAGAAGGACTTAACCCCAAACACGAACATTGAAGCACTCATAAAGGGTGGCTCAATCAAACCGATAACGGAAAAACCAAAGAAAGATGAGGAAACTGAATAATGCCAACAACAACCTTCTTAAACAATACTTTGGTTGTGACGCTCAACTCGGTTGATATAAGCGACCAAGTTACAGCAGCAACAATCAATCAAGCATTTGATGAATTGGAAACCACCACAATGGGAAGTCTTTCACACACTTTCGTTGCTGGTTTGGAATCTAGCACCGTAACGCTGGACTTTTTGAACTCTTATGCATCAGCCGAAGTTGCAGCAACCTTGCAAGCAGCTTATGGCACGACCGTGCCCCTGACAATTAAACCAACCAGCGCAGTAATAAGTGCAACAAATCCTGAGTACCAAACCACAATCTTGGTGAACAACCTCACACCAGTAAATGGTGCAGTTGGCGATCTCAGCACACAATCAATCACTTTCACCTGCAACAGCAAAATTGTTGTGGATGTAACCGCGTAACAACTAACCTGAAGGGCTAGGTAATGGCTAAGTTAAAAATAACACGCACTACCGGTGAGGTTCAAGAATTTGAAATCACACCAACAATTGAATATGCATTTGAACAGCATTACAAAAAAGGCATTCATAAATGTTTTTCTGAGGATGCGATGCAATCGCAGGTCTATTGGTTATGTTGGGAAGCCATCCGGCGATCCGGCGAAACCGTGCCAGTGTTTGGTGAAAAGTTTTTGGAAACGCTGAAGGCAGTGGAGGTATTAGATAGCGACCCTTTAGGGGATTGAGTGGCAAAGACTCACTCACCTATTTGGTCGCTAGTCTAAGTGTTGAAACTGGGATTGCTCCCAGCGAGTTTATCGGGATGGATCCGGTAATGCTCAAGATGATATTACGAGTGCTAGAGGAAAGGACAAAGGCAATCAAGGATGGCAACCGAAAAAGAAGTGGTCGGACTTGAGCAAACTTTGAAAGTACTCAAAAAAGTACACCGTATTGTTTACGATGAAATGAACAAAGAGATTAAAGTTGTTTTAACTGAAATCAGAGATGATGCCAGAGGATTTGCGCCTAGTACGACCCCTGCTGGTTTAAGCAATTGGGCTAAGCAAGCACCAGGCACGGTTTGGGAACGCTTGATTTTTGACCCAGCAGCTATCAAAAAAGGCATTGTTTTTAAAATAGGCAAGACCAAAATTAATCAACAAGGATTTAGCAGCTTATTCACTATCATAAACAAAAACGCCGCTGGAATGATTTATGAGGTGGCAGGTACTAGAAATCCTAACGGCAGACCACCGGCAGGAAACTACAAACGCACTCAAACTAAAAAATATAGCAAATCCTATAATGAGGATGCTGGCAGACATTTTATTGATGCCATAACCGCCCAAAGTGTTGCAGTTAGAGGCAAGCAAGGCCGGTTGGTAATCAGAGCCGGAGAGAAAAATCAAAA